GTAGTGGATGTCCTGAGTTGCTGCTGTCTGACTGATCAAATCTGTATGTTACTGAGGGTGTAAGTAAAGCTAGTTGCTGTACTGTTCCATCAAGAGCATACTTGTTACCACCAGAGTTAACTACAGTAACTGCAATTGTTGCGTAAGGTTGTTTAGCATTTAACTGAGTTTGTACGTTTGATGTTACACCATCAACATAATTTAATTCAGCAGTCGATGCTGTTACACCGTCAAGTAAGTTTAGCTCTGTGTTAGTTGATGTAACACCGTCAAGTTTACTTATAGCAATAGCTGCACTTGAATTAATGTCAGCATTAACTATAGAACCATCTGTGATACTATCGCTACCAACATTACTTGGTGCAGGTTGATTTCCTATATATGGCATCTATTCTCTCCCTTACGTCTGCTCTAGTACAGAGACTATAGCGTCTGCACTTGAAGCTGTGTTACTTGTAACCTTCAGTATGTCAGTAGTCTCTAGAACTACCTTCTGATCACCGCCTATCGGAACTAATGCTCCTCCTACTGGAATAGTAGCTGCTTTTACTAGAAAAACACTAGCAGAGGCAGAACTGTCAGTTACTACTACATCTACTGTAATAGCAGATGAGTGTCTATTTGCTACAGTCAAACCTATGACTGTTGATGTTGTTGCAGAAGGTACAGTATAAACACTTGTCTGTGATGTGCCTATTGCTGAACTAACTGCGTTCTTAAAAGTGTTAGCCATTTTTTAATCCTTATCCTAACGCAATAGCAAAAGCAATGGGATCGTCTATTGGGGCAAAACGAGCATCACTTTCAGTTTTTGTATAATGGGTTGATAGCGAAAATGTACCATAAGCTACTAGGTCTAAAATATCTCCTGCTGTAGCACCCGATGCCAGTACAACTGCTGTACCTGACGTAGCAGTAAAGTCTGTACCTGCTAATAATTTTACACCGTTAAGATAAACATCTACAAAACCTGCGTCATAGGTTATGTTAAATGTAGTCTGTCCACTTGTGGCTGTATAAGTTTGTCTTGATGAAGTTCCATTTACAGATGAACCTGCTGCAGTAAAACCAGAGCCACCATAAACTTGCATAGAGTTTGTGGTAGTATTAAAGTAGAGAGCACCTACAACTAAGGCATCACCGTCATTGTCTGTGCTAGGAGCAGATGACTTAGCACCAAGGTATCTGTCATCAAACGAATCAAAACTAGCTGCTGCAGAGGTTGCACTAGAAGCTGCTGCTGTTGCACTACTTGCTGCTGCAGTGGCACTTGAGGCAGCGGCTGTAGCACTAGAAGCGGCTGCAGTAGCTGATGTTGCTGCATTACTACCTGATCCTAAAATACTATCAACATATGTTTTGGTTGTCAAATCTGCACTTGCACTAGGTGTATAACTAGCAGTAATTTTGTTATTACCTGCTGCTACTGCACCTGTTAGAGTACCACCTGCTAATGGTAAAAATGTATCCGTTGTATACTTCTTAGTTGCTGCATCTTGGTTAGCTGTCGGATCACCTAGTCCTGTAATCTTACTAGTACCCATAGCTATAGCACCAGTCATCGTACCACCTGCAAGTGGTAGCTTGGCAGCTATACTATTCGTAATAGTTGTACTAAAACTTGCATCATCGTTGATAGCTGCAGCTAGTTCGTTGAGTGTGTTTAATGTTCCTGGAGCAGAGTCAACAAGTCCTGATACCTGCGTATCAACATAATTTTTAGTCGCAGCATCCTGTGCAGAACTGGGATCTGTAACGTTAGCAATTGTTGTACCTGTAACGTCCAGTGTTCCGTTGACTGTTACGTTAGTAAATGTAGATGTACCAGAATTAGCTGTTACGTTTCCTGTTACGTTACCAGTGATATTACCTGTGATGTCACCATCTATATCCCCTGTAATATTACCTGTCAAATCTCCAACAAAACCAGAGCTTGCTGTAATAGTTGTACCTGTTATGGCTGCAGCACTGTTAGCTCCAATAATAGCACCATCAATAGCACCACCATTAATATCAACAGTAGCTAGTGTTGCTTGACCAGATGTTGACACAGTTGTAAAGCTACCTGCTGCTGCGCTAGAAGCACCAATAATTGTACCATCTATGTTACCACCATTTATGTCTGCAGTTGCTACAGTTGTTGTGCCTGTAGCGGTTAGTGCAGTAAATGTACCTGCTGCTGCTGTAGAAGCACCTATTATAGTGCCGTCAATGTTACCACCGTTTACATCTGCTGTAGTTACTGTTGTAGTACCTGTAGCAGTAAGATCAGTAAACGTAGCTGCACCTGCAGAGGCTGCACCTATTGTTGCACCGTCTATTGCACCACCGTTAATGTCTATGTTAGAAAATGTGGCAGAACCTGTTACAACTACAGAGTCAATATTACCAACACCGTCTACATACAGATCTTTAAATTTAAGTGAAGAGCTACCAATGTCAATGTCATCATCAGTTACAGGAACAATAGCACCGTCTTGTATACGTACTTGCTCTACTGCAGATCCACTTACTTCACTGAAAAAACCTATTCTATTGTTACTAGTATCTATTACAACTTTGTTTAGTGCATCACTGTCAGCTATCAGAGGTACGTAACCACCTTCAGTGGAACTACCATCGTGCTTGTGTCCAGTAGCTAAAGCAAAAGTATCTCGTAGAGCATTGTACTCTGCGTTTACTGGTGCAGCTTTAATAACCGCATTAGCGATAATATCGGCTGCTGATTGTCTTGAATAACCTGCCATGTTATAACCTGTCTCCTACCCCAAATGTAATCACTAAGCCTTGTATACTGTGTGATGCATCTGTGTCATTAGTTACGAATTTTAAAGATGCGGATTTACCAGACCCTGATATATTAGTTCTTTGAACTGGTGATGGATTACCATCAAATATTGCAGTGCTGTTATATGTAGCTTCGTTAAAGAAGGCTGCTGCACCTGCTGTCGATAAATTAAAGTTAGTTGGATTTAATGTATCTACGTCTTCATAGTCATATACTGCTGACATAACTATTGTGTTATCACCTTCAGAACGTAAATAAGTAGCTACATTATAAAATATTTTTCTTTGCTCTGGATCTTGCATATGAAAGAAAGGGGTCTGAAAAATACTAAATATTGGATCTCCTCCAAAATTATTACCCACTTCTTGCTGCTGTACCTTACCTGCTGAAGTACCGTGTATAACAATTTCGGTCTGTCCTATATAACCACTAGCTGCACATGTAGCTGTAATACCTAACATCTGACTATATTCAAACTGTAGACCATTAGGTGTTTGTCTAAAACCCCCTATAATACCTTGAGTGTCACTACCTGCAAAGAAATACCTAAACTGCGTTTTTTGTCTTATAACTACTGCATTTAAACCTTCTAGATCAATATCAAATATAATGTCTGTAAAAATAGACTGAATGTTTTTAGATACTGTTTCTAAATTAACGTCACCAATCTTTGCTGTACCTGAGATAGGACGTAAGCCGTCTTGAGATAAAAATAGTAAGTCACCACCTATTTCTATAACACTATCTGTAGCTAGGCATCCAAGGTCATCTGTAACAGTTTGTAGTACAAAGTTAGCTAACGCAGTTCCTGACAGTTTTTTAATATTAGTTGCACCAAATATAAACAATTCGTTTCTAAATGATTTAATAGCAACTATAGGAAAACCTACATTTATAACACCTGCACCATTACTTGATGCGAAGTCTGTTTCTGCTAATGGTGCACTAAAAAATAATTTAGTTGGATGTGCAGGATCACCTGCTAAAAATAAATGGTTTTGAAATATTGCAGAAAACTTTGGATCGGTAGGAGCACTACCATGTGTAATCTGTGTGTAAGTTGTACCATCATATGTAGCTGCAGGATTTATACCATCTGTTAAAACTACTTTTGGTGTACCAAAGTTATACCTAGAAAACCTAACCTTAGTTACTCCTACCATTGTAGGTGAACCTGAAGTTGATACAGCATCCCAAGCTGAACTAGAGTTATTCCATTTGTGTAGGTAGTTGTTACCTGATGATGGTTTTCTACAAGCTAGTATACCATCGTTAATACCGTCAGCTACACAAACACCTAGTACACTTCCTGTTCCTGTAACTGTACCATAATTATTGGCAAATCCATTTATCTTTCTATAGCCACCTGTAACAGCAGGTTCATAGTTAATCAAAGATACAGCAGAACCAGGTTGGTTCTCACCTTGAGATAACACATCTCTACTAGTGTTTAGTCCTCCTTGACAGAAGACTTTAAAGGAAGCTAAATTTTCGGGCATTACACAATACTACTAATAGTGTTACTAAATGATTTATTTCTTTGTATTACTGTCGATCTAACATCAAGTGGATCATCCATAAGTATACGTCTCATAGATCGTATACCATCTTGAAAGTTTTGTTGGTGTATGGCAGCACTTTGATCATTTGATCTAAATCTCATCATGTACATCATTGCACCATCAATAACTACGTGGTTGAATCTGTCTGGTATTATAGCTGTATCATTAAAAGCAGTTAAGTCAGCAGGAAATGAAAAGTACACATATTCTATTACATAGCTATCGTTTGGTACAGGTGTAACACCAAACTTTGCTTCTAATGTTTGATAGACACGTTGTGGTGCTGATATGCCAGAGCCAGAGTCACCTTCGTCATCTAATCCACGAAACCTTTGAGTATACTCTTCAAAAGATATTGTAGGGAGAAAACTAGGTGTATTACCTGCAGATCCTAATTTCTTTATATAAAAGGTATCCCAGTCTACAGAAGCAAAATCAGCAGGAAAGGCATATTGCCTAGTACCTGCTGTTAAGGTCTGTGTATTAGTTGTTTTTAAGAATGGAAACTCTTGTCCTGTTTGGACTATATTTCTAATGGAGTTATTAATAGCATCTTTAGCAAGTGCCTGAACATTACGCACTGCAGTAAAGCCATCACCTGCTGTATCTAACGTAACTTCGTTTAAACGAACAAGAAGTTGGTTGACCAGTGTTATGTAAGTTGCCATGAAAAAATCCCTTAG